TTAAACTACAACTTTTACCCAATCTTTACCACGATCATCATGGTATCTGTCAGTTTGTTGCTGGCTCTTATGTCCTAGTAAATCCTTTGTATTAACTCCCTGTTGACGATATAAACGCTCCGATAGTGAGCGTTGTTCATGGAAAGTTGCGGGTGTACCTTCCCCCCAGTCAATATTGGTTTTATCGCGTGCTTTTTTGAAATTTGTTGTTAACGTATTTGATGTTACTTTTTCACCGCGTTTTGATTGTGATGTAGTATAAAAATAGTGAATTAGATATGGGCTAACTACGCGATCTCGGCATCTTGAAATTACTTCTTTAAGAGAAATATTTAAGGCATCGCATCTTAATGAAAGAGGAATAGCTAATCTAACTCCAGTTTTTTCCTGAGTAATATGCAAGTAATCATCCCATACGTCATTGAATTTCATTTCAGAAATATCGCCCAGGCGTTGACCGGTTACTATTGCCAGCAACATGGCGTTTCCCATGTAGCGATGATTTGAATCGGCAATTTCAAATATCTTTTGCCATTCATCAAGATTTAGGCGTTGACGCGTGACCCTTCTTTTGGGTTGTTTGGTTGCTAGGGCAGGGTTGTATCCTGGAGGAACCTCCCCTGCATGTTGCGCTTCTTTAAAAACATCAATCAAAACAGAACGGATAACTTGGGCCATACGAGGCTGACCAGCAGCTTTATATTGGTCAAGTATTTCTGCTATATCTCTAGCGTCTACTGCGGGAAGGGATTTCATGGCTAATGCTTGTCGCATTAAAGAGATTGGCTTTCTTTTTTGTTTGAAAGTGTTTGGCCTTATATCACCAAGATTAAGCCTTTCTTCTTGAATCTGCCAATACTTATCCAACCAAGTATTAACGGTGATTTCTTTACCTTTAATTTTTGCAACTCGATCACTGATAGCCATAACTTGACGACTTCGTTGTTCTGCCAGCCTACTATTAGCCTCAATAGCAATCTCTTTTGCTTCTTTCTCATTATCACCCAGTGCATGATATTTACCAGTAATAGGGTGACGGTAACGCCAATACACCTTGTTAGCTTTGCGATTAAATAATGGGTATAAATTAGGAATGTTAACATTGTTTTTACGAGGTCTGGCAGCCATCACTTAAAATCCTTTGTAGCTTTGTATTATCCGATTTATTAATCACAGGAGTGGCTAAATTACCCACTAACTCCGCATCTTCTCTAACTCTCCAGATACCTCCCTCTTTTTGTGCTGGTGGGAAAAAATATCCATTACGAGCATAGCGTTGCAATGTACTTAAACTGGGTGGACGACTCCTGTATCTGTCACTTGCCCATTCATCAAGAGTTAACATTTGCATATTTAACCTCATTAAAAAAACCGGATGTCGTTAATTAGTGAGTCATAATTAATTTGAATCGTTGTGTATATTTATCGAGAATAGCTGTGACGGCTTTGTCATCGTATTTCGATAGTTGAGTGAGTTCGTTTAAGCATTCCTTTGCTATTGCTCTGCGTCCGTTTTCAAGAGCTTGGTCATTCATCTAGATTAGATTTAAATCAGATATCTTCATAATCATCAAACCTTAAATTATCATAATTTTCTTTTAATTTGTACGGATAAACGAATAAATAGTCAATCCTGCTCCTTATTACTGCTTCAAACCATAATATATTATTTTGTGCATCCTTTATGTTATCATAAACATTAAAATGACGATAACCATGTTTATGATTCATTTTAATAATTTTATTTGAATATAATTCATCATTACAAATAACAAGAATATTTTTTAATCCGTAACAATCGATACATGCTGTTTCTAACCCTATTTTCCATTCTTTATGATTAAATTTCAAATCAGTTATTTTCATTTTTAATCCCATATTAAATCAGTTAACTCATTATTTAATAGTCTACATTTTTCAGCAGCTTCAATGATTTTCTGTACTCTTTCAATGAATTATTACTTTTAATTGCTGATATTTTAATAATAAATAATTTACAATCTAAATAAGCCGCTGTAATTCTAAGTGAATTATCAAAATACCAACCATCCGACGCGTATTTAAAATATTTCATTGAGCAAATTAACATAATCAAGCCTCCTCTAATTACACTCATATTTCAACGAGAGTTTCTTTCCAGTCGATATCTTCAAGATCGACACGCGCAACTGGCATGCAAAAAGTACTAAATTTAGATGCAAGCCACACCCCATCGTTCAAATTCGGCGTTTCACGATATGCATATATAAATCCGTCACTATCTGTTGCGAGACATTCTATAAGCCTCAGAACTGTTAATTGAATGCCAAAATAATCTACGGCCTTTGTTTCGATCGGAAATGTGCTAATAAGTTTCATGATGTTTTATTTCCTGTAATTTATTTATTCTCTGCTATATACTCATCAAACTTACTGATACTGAAGGCTATTGCATAGCAGCACCATATATAATGAAATTGATATTCCATTAAGTCATTTTCATAAAAGTCAATAAAAATATCATGCTTATCGTCATAATCTCTAATTGCTGATATTGCATCATATTTATCGTATGAGCATGATATGATTTGTCCGATTGATTCTTGCATTTCTTCGAGATCATCATCGGAAACATTTTCATTATCATCAAGCCAGTTATTAACCGCTTTACTAACAGCATCTTTGAATTTATCTGATGACCATCTTTTATATATTTCTTTGCAATGCCCGGCCCCAGCTTGTAATTTTTCCGACCAATAGTCCGGGTTTATAGATAATTCTGAGTTTCTGAAAAAACGGAACATATCTGTAACGCGAGAGAATGTAAAACAACCCATGTCACCGGATATACATAAATACCCCGGCCACGTAACAATATCGAAATAATATGCACTACTGCCGTCTTTACTGAATCGCAAATGACGATATAAGTCTTCATTATGCAATATTTTAATGCTGTGGTCTTTAGTATCTTTTTTGAACCGCTCTAGTATTTCTTTAATTTCCATTCTAATCACTCCAATAAGACAGGCTTTCTTTCGCTGCATCGTGCGGATGAATATATTTCCAGTCTCCATTTTTTCTAGAATATGACCCAATTTCACACTCAGCAATTTCTTTTGCTTCTGATAAACTAGCGCCGCGTGACGCTAGTGTATTTATCATGTAACTCTTGAACATTCGCTTCCAAATGAAATAAAAGTAATGACAAAGACAATCATTCATTATTCACCCATTAGTTTATTAGCATATTTCTTTGCATGATATATACGTTCCCCGGCCATTTTTCGTAACGGCAAAGTATCAGACATATAATCTGCATATTCCTGAATTGCATTGGCCTTGATTTTCTTGATTTCAGCAATTACTTGGCCCGGCGAACCCGTATCATCCTCCTCTTTAATACCAACAGCATCAGCTATAGCTGCAAGACCAGCGCACGAATCAATAAACATTCCCATATATCTGTCACGTTCTTTGCAAAGAAATTTCAACTTATCAGCAATCTCATTCAGAATTAAATAATCGTCACATTTTGCTGTTCTTGCTAACTCGTGACATGCAGATATTAAAGACTCTGTATTTTTAGTCATAATTACACCTTAATATTGTTTTTTGAGATATTCATTTAACCAAATAATAAGTTCATCACTTGAGCGTGTTTCGATATAGCTAATTACAGTGCGGAATCTTGAAAATTCTCCTCTATATTTAGAATCATCATCTACCCAAACGTCAACCGAACCATCGCTTCCAGAGCTAACAGCATAACTATATTTATCAAGTATTTTAAGTCCATCATCTATATCGTCAAAATAATGAGTATCGAAATCAAAATAAATGGGTTCAATTCTGCCGGGTTTTATAATCGCTGGTTTCATTTTAATAAATTACCTCTTTTAATAATCATATTTTCACAAATTTCTTTAGCTCTATGACATGTGTCAATATCGAACCAGCCGAAGTGACACTCTCTGAAATTAATTCCCAGCCGTTTTGCTAGAAATTTATACGCATCCGTGCGTTCCAATCCTGTTTTATCCCGCATTTCTTCAAAATGCCGATGCCCGCTCATCCGTGCGTTCCGCGTGGCTTTATCTGCCAATGTCCCAAGCGGAATATCCGTAAATGGGTGCATACCGACATACGCGCTGCATGATGTGCAAATATATAGCCAAGGCCACTTACTATAATCCCGCCCGAATATTTCCTTGTGACTTGCTATTGTTACATCTTCATTGCAATAACGGCACTCTGTCGGAATGGGTAACGGGTCTTTAACCCGTTGAATAGCTCGCTGACTTGGGTTCCAGGGTGTTTTTTTCATAACAATCCTCAAACCGTTATACTGCATGTTATTAGTTAATAGGGTGGGGTTAAAATAGGTCTAGTTGAAATATTTCACATGATTCAGAGCAAGAACCGGCATCGAATCTTTTCGCTGCGACCATTTCTTGATATAGATTTTGATAATCTGTATTCGAATACATTCTTGCTATTCCATCAAGTGATAAATTCCCTCTATACATAATTTCTTTTGCTGTCTTCCTGTGACCGTCTCTAACATGTTTTCCTGTGATGCAAGTCAATTCGAATGCTTTTTTTAAGCCCGGCTCGTCTTGACAAGCTAAACCTAATTTCTTGCTGTTCTTTTTGATACAAAATACACAGTTCCCAAAATGCTCTGGGATTTGTAAATCAAATGGCTGTTTCTTCCAGAAATCCAAAACATCCTGCTTATCAAAATCCGAGATATCAGCTAAATAATTTACTCCATCCTTGCGAGTTAATCTTCTCGGCTCATCTGCACGAATACCAATCCACGTGTGATAATTTCCACGTCCAAATGTATCATTGCAGTAATCACGAAATGGTCTCAATTTCAGCCTATCAGTACAAAATGCACCCCCGATATATGGGGTGCCGTATTTTTTTACCATGTCTTGAAATGGTTTTAATGCTGGCATTCTGGTCTGAATATCTTTCGGTTCCCAGACAGTATAGCTATTTGACGCACCCAATTCTGGGTTCGTTTCGGCTTGCAGTATGACTAACGGAATATCCCAAAACTTAACGACTTCTCTGACAAATTTGTAGGTTTTCGGATGTTCAGCTCCGGTATCCATGAAAATATAGCTGACATCTTCGCCAGCTTTTCGTCGCTGTTCCATTAAATACACGAGATAAGCCGATGTTCTGCCGCCAGAGAATGAGACGACATTGATCATTGTTATATCCTAAATGTGAAATGGGAGGAAAATTATCTGGCTACGATTATATAGCCCGTAAGATTAGGGTATTCGTCAGTGATTTTTTTAATCATTGCGTCCTTCTCTTCTTTTGTAATTCTTCGCCATTTTTCAAAATTGCAGGGTAATTGAATGTTTGTTGGAGATGTTGTATTGGGTGATACATAGATGCAAATATACATATTCATAATTTACTCACTCTTTCAGGATTTCCGAGAATAAATACGCGATGAGTGAAATCATCTGGATTGACTTTGTTTTTACTTTCTCGCTTTCGTTTTTGGGGGTGGGATTTTGCTTTCTTTTGACCGGCAATCTGACATTCAACACAATTCCCGTTTGCCATATACCTGAGAGTGTGTCCTTGCGGGCATGGCTTGCCAATATATTTATTCGTTTCCTCGCTCATTGATTGGATTCTCTTTTAAATAATGTTGACAAATTGGATTTGTCAGGTAATAGAGCATTTGTTCAATTTCAATTTTATGAATAAGCCGCATGTCTTTGCGTGTACTCAATTCTCTTGCTAAGTGCTTAATTGCTTGTGACATGTATTCTTTTGTATAAAAAGGGCTAAATTCGTAAAATTTTACTTTTCCGACATGCACGTGAGCTGGCATGAAGTTATTCCAGATTACGCGTAAAGTATGAAATAGATGATCTGTATTCATTTCAGCCGGAGTTAAGAATTCATTGTTTGCAGTCTTCCAACGCCAGCTAAAATGTATGCACTTACAGGCATTGCATTGGTCGTCAACATATTTATTCTGTTCCTCTTTCATTTCCACTGGTCCCCAAATTTGAAACCGATTTCATTTAATGACTCGTCCATTTTTTCAATGAATTCTGGAATCAAATTGTCGAATTGCTGCATAAAATCATCATCACGTTCGACGATGACATAATGAATCCCTTCTCTTATCATGCGTGGGTCATAATTAGCAAAGTACCATTCATTTTTGCCAGTAACCCACATGCTGAATTGAACTTGAGCCATATAATCGGATTTGATCGCATCGAAACCACCAAGGCGGAACTTCATAAAAACAGCCGTGGTAAAGGGGCACTTAAGTTCAAGGCCCAGCCCGTCACTGCAAAGCCCATCAGGGGAGCACGCCGTTCTGAGTGTCTCATCTTTAAATAAAATGGGGGACTCAGTCACATTTACATCAGCTACAAATTCAAATGTTGCCCGCGCTGATTCTTCGTGATTTTTCCCCCAGGCCAAAGTTTTTGCATTTACTTCCGGTGTGCTCCCCGTGCAAATTTCACCGAGCAGGGTATAGAAATACGTTAGCTTTGTATCAGTCCATTTTGTACCACTGCGGGGCTTTGATATCACTTTTCCGGCTTCCGATGCCGTTATTACACCCAACCGTAATTTTTGCCAGTCATAGCTTCCCTGCTCAACTGTGAGCAAATCAATCCCTGTTTTACTCATTACCAACTCATTACTGACCATTTTTAGCCGCCTTTTTTTTCAAGAAATCAAGCGCCTTTATTGCTTCTGATTCTGATATATCAGCAACGGCAATACATTCACGATTGAATATTTTTGAGCATAACGGCAATAAATCATCTTTCCATGTTTTACCCATCGACTCTAAGTACATATCAATATTTTCTTTTGTTGATTGAGTCAGTTCGTCTGATTTCTGCACTGGCAAACGACCGTCAATGTCTTCATCTGCTGTTGCTATTCCCAGCGCTCCAGTTAATGTATAACGGCGCAAATAAGTAATAGCTGATGCTGATTGCTGAATATTATTTTTACCCCCCGACGCGTCGGGAGTTGATGACATTTCGCACGCTTCTTGATGTCCAGAGCGCTGGCTAACAATACACTTAACTGTTATCACTCCATTTTCCATTTTTTGTTCGAAGCGATATGAAAGACCATACTGTTGTAGATAGGGCTTTATCTGCTCTGAAATATCATCGAGTGATGCGTATTTATATTTGGCTTTTCCATTGCCAAAGTCAGCACTTTTTAGCTTCTTAATTGTTGGAAGAGCGCTCTGGAATGATGCCATTGAATCCAAAAATTCTTTCCTTGATTGTCCTGCCTCCCACTTTGTTTGTAGTTCCAAAAGTCTTTCTAGCTTATCAATGTCAGCATTTGAAGATACGGCCATTTCAATTAGTCGCATTGGCGCATTAGATACGCTCGCCGTCTCATTATATTCGTTGCATATTAACTCTTGTGTCATAATTAAGTCTCCGTTAGTTTATTAAAGCCATCCGCTGGCATCTAGTAATTCCCATTCCGCTGGGTCTTGAGCCTGATTCAATTCAATATAACGCTCAATCATTGAGATGGATTTCAATATTTCCGTTTGAACGTCATATAAATATTCGTCAATGAAATCAGAGTCAGCAAGTCCATTTAAATCATCGTTACTCAATATGAATCCGCAAATTCGAGCATCTCTGATAATTCCTTTGAGAGATTCAAGAGTTAACTCGTCTCTCTTGCTTTCAATTTTTTGTTCAATAATTTCTTCTTCCGAAGGAGTTTTGAAAAATACTTTTTCATAAGCTAATAATCTCTCATCAGCTATCTGTCCACGAGTTTTCATATTGTTTATCTCAAGAATATTAAAATTAACGTCGTAAATAGAACTAAACATGCAGGATATAACATAGCGAAGAGCCATTCTTTGATCATATTCATAGCTTAATCTCAGATATTGCATTGCTATAAACCAATTTATTTCGCTCATTAGATAACGAGCAATATAAGCCTCACATTGAGCTAACTCAAAAAGTTGTTTATTGATTTTCATAATTAATAGATGATTTTCAAATGAGTAGTTTTACCAGACGCTATCGCTTTAATGCAATTAATGGCATGGTCATGTTGAATTCCAGCTTTAATTAACTCTTGCAGAGATTCATTGTTAATACGTTTACGATGTTCAGTGTCAGCCTGCCGTCGCATCTCTTCATCTTTCTGTCGCTGAATTTCAGCCAGCCGGGCTTTCTCTGCTGCTTCTGCTTTGCGCCGCTCTGCATCGATAGCTGCTTGTTTTTCACGCTCGGCACGTTCCAGTGCTTCCAGCTTTTCACGCTCTGCCCGCTCTGCCGCTGCTTTGGCTTCCGCCTCGCGTCGTGCTGCGGCTTCAATTTCAGCAAGAGCTTTACGCTCAGCATCAAGCCGGGCTTGTTCTGCTGCCAGATGCTTAAGTTCTTCCTCGCGAGCAATGCGAAGACGCTCTTGTTCGGCTTTTTTCTCAGCTAAATCTCTGTCGAATTTCTCATTCATTAACAGAGCAATTTCATGATCGACTTCAACCTGTTTTGCCAGTTCCTCCGCTGCTATTCGAGCTTCTTCTTCACGCTTAATGCGTTCCTGCTCGGCTTCCCAGTCAGTCAGAGGCTTGCGAACTTCATCACGTAAAGCGTCAAGTTTGTCGCGAATTTGCTTGCGGCTTGCATCTATTTTTTTTGGTATTTCCTTATATTCGGCAACCAAATCTTTTCCGATGTTATCAATATATGACTTTGTTTGAGAGACCTTATAAGCGAGTGAAGCGATCTCTTTTCGTCCCTTTGCTGTTGTTAAATCTGGAACAATCCCCTTCACTTCACTTTCAATCTGATTAATAATTTTCTCTATTGCATCATTATTTGTAAATACAGAGAGCGCATTTTGCTTTTCAATAATAACTAATTCATTTTTATCTGACATGTTTTATTACCTCTGTTATTTTCATAATATACTCCGAGCCGTCCGCTGGCTTCACAACTCCAATTACTAAAACTCACCCTTACTTATTTTGATTAACGCATCTTCATGCTGTTTAGTCGCTTCTACTGTTAAATGAACTCTTTTATCTTTAAGATAAAAATAATCTTCATCGCAATTACTCCACCTTGTTCTATATGGCATAAAAGTTACATAATAAATTTCGCCTGTTTTTAACTCATAATCAACTGGCTTCGGAAAACTGACTTTGCCGACCGCGATCATTTCAGGCTTGCGTCGATATTTAAATTCTGTGCTCCACCCTGGATTGTGTAGACATTGTTCCCAGCCGACTGCTTCAATATGAAGCCGTTCCCACAACAACCACGGTTCCTTAGTTTTTAAGGCATCTTGTGCATATTGCATCATAAGTTCAGCGTGTACATGCGCTGCCATATCATTCACCTTCTATTTTATATTCGACATTTGTTTCGATAATTTCAAAGTCATCGGAAAAATAATATTCAAACCAATCGTGAAGAGCTAAAACATTATCTTTATGTTCTGCCTGACACATATTGAAATAATAATCTTTGTTAACTGTCAACGCATGAATTATTTCATTGAATTCTGTTTTTGACATGGTAATATTAATTTTCATTATATCTACTCACTATACTTTTTATAAGCACACAGTTTACTATTTTCATTCCTGAATGATGCGAAGCAAATATATTTACCTACAAACTTGTTTTCTTCAAATATTTCCACCTCTAAATCAGCGTAAGTGATATAGTCAGTAGAATTCAACGGATAAACATCATTGATTCTTGCTATACCCTTATCAAGAACATATTCTTCAACTGACTTATTACTTTTAATCTTGTCGAAAATAAGACTATCGAACTTAGCTTTTGCCTCATAACTAAAAGTCATATTGAATTCAACATCGGCATCATCTGATTCTTCTGTTATGCCATAAACTTTGATGATTTTAATTTTGAAAGTTAATGAAGTTAATGTTTGATTCTCGTTTTTAAATGCTAATTTTTGATTTTTCATAATCGAAACCCCTCTGTAGTTAATAAATAGCATCCTTGCTTATGATTCCCTGTTATTCCCGGCGAGGCGAAAGTAATCATTCGTTTAAATCATAAAAAGTACCGTAAGTTATCTCTTCAAAACATTCAGGAATTTTCGGCCTTTTATCCCAATCATCTTTCTCTGCGATAGGAATGGCGAATAAAATAATGCTCTTATCTTTTGATGCTTTTCCTACTGATGTTGAAATTACTGGAATTCCACGTTGATTTGATTTCGGAGTTCCTAATGTTGTGCAACTAATATTGAATTTCTCAATAAGAAAATCTTTATAAGTGGGTAAGTTCTTTAACTTCCTGTTTGTTTCTTCTGTTAAATCAGCAATCTTTTTATTAAATTCTTTCCCTGCTTTTGAATTGCTTTTTGCGCTAACTACTTTTAATTCATCGTTTTTCACAATAATTTTTACAGCAAAATCAAATTCTTTCTCTATTGGAAAAGCAAATCTATCTATTAACGTTCCATTTGCACCATACCCATGTTGAAATGTTGCCCCCTTTGCGCCTATGCTATCTTTTGCAGCTTTAAGAACTTCCGCTCGCTTCTCATTGATAATTTGAAATTCATCATCAATCTGTTTAACAATATCACCAGTTAGACGATAGTATTTAAAATCTCTTTCGCTCATATATCCTCCCATGATTAACTCACCACAGCCCACTCTTAAATGAGCTGTAATTAGTTAATTCACGGTCTAGCGCATCCTGCGGCAATATACTGTTCATCTGGAGTTAACTCATCCCTGTTTTTGATAACAAACTGCTTTCCTACAAAGTCAGTTATTCTTTCATCTCCCCAGTACGGTAGAATTAACTTTTCACAAAACATGTCGCTATCAAGTGCATCTTGAGCCTTTGCATAATATGAGTAACAGCCCGCTAATGAGTTATTTGTCCGTGAAACTGTGTCCGCTGCGCGATACTTAATAATGACTCGATTTGATTTGACTATTTCCATATTCACATCCTCGTATTATCTAACTGAATAGAGCCAGGTATTATGTAAGCAATGACTGCCTGTATTTTCTTGTTTATCGTTACTCTTTAAAGTAATAATCAGATTTGCAAGAACATCAGTTTCATCGACTGGCTTAATAATTGAATCGAGAATTTCATCGACTGAGCGACTTTTGTTTGCTTCAGCCTCCGCAGCTTTGCGTGCCATCAGTTCACCTCTTGCAATGTAGCGGCGGATTTTCGAATTCGTCTTACCGCGTACAGGTAAGAAAGTGATTTTGTTCATTTGATTACCCTCATTAGTAAGTATTGGTGATTGGTGGTAAGTGCTGATCCCTTACTTGAACTATGCATGATGTTAGTTGCCACCTCCAGACGAGGGATACGTGTTAATATTTTCATCATGTTTATTGGTCGTTACGGCTTACCGGGTATTTACGCAACTTGTCTTACAGCCTGTCTTTTCCAACGACCCTCCGGCCCACTTTAGCCAGCACGCCAGCCCGTGCATTCACCAATCCCAATACTTACTTGGAGTTTTCCCACAATGGCGGGAGCTTATTTGTTAAAGAGCGGTGTTACTTGGTATTACTGGTACTACGGTTGTCTCTTAGCACTTGCGAATCATCCGGTTCTTCGTTCGCTACCGGCAGCTACTTCGTGGGCTTTCCCTGCCTGTTCGCTGTGTGCCTTTGATGTGAATGATAATCACATATTGTGTTTTATTGGTCAACACGAAATGTGATTTATTTTGTCGAATAAGTATCATGTATTTGATTTTTCGATTAATTTATTTTGAAAAAATTTTCAGGGTGGGAAATTGGGTGAGAGAAGGGACAAAAAAGCCACCGGATGGGTGGCTAGATGGGTATTTACCAGTCTGGGATCTCACGCAATGAGTATTTTATTTTGCCATTGCCTACTTGTGTACAGAGAAAGCTTGCTTTCACCTCTTGTCCCAAATGGTTATTAATAACATCAGGATGTTTGATATTTGAGCTAATTTTTGCAACAGAAACAATCTCATCATCAATGATGACAAATTCGCACTGTCTCTTGTGTGGCAAAACGCCACTGAATTTAACTGAAATTACCTTTAATTCCTCTTTGATATTTTCTTTACTTAATTTTTCTATCGCTAAATTTATTTGATTGATATCACTGAATATAAGAGATTCATTACCGTGTTTTAAAGTAAATACGGTTCTATTCTCAAATAAAATCTTCATGAAACGTCTTATCTTATCTAGGGTCTTAGTATCTAAGTCTGCTATAGCGTCAGCAAGTCCATCATCATCGGCATTTACACTCATTTGTAAAATGGAGAGGGTCTTGGCCATTGCCTTGGACATAAAAGTCTCTTCATCAAAGTCAAGTGGTGGGTCTGAGTGAAATTCTTCAAGGGTAAAGCCGAATGATCCCTTTGCTGTACCTGTTATCATCAGCATATTGTCATTTCTGCTTGATACCTTATTTTGAAACGAACTCGCAATTAAAGATACGGCATCATTAAAAGCACCAACAATTTTTGAGCTGAAATTAGCAGCAATACCATGTGTACCTAAAACTGAGTCCCCCTTGAATGTTATAGTAGCTTTGGCTTGAGGATGAACTTGAGGAATATTATTTTTAATAGTTTTATTAAGTCCTTCCAATCGACTTTCTAGGCTCATTCTACTAATGATATCTTCATCTGAGATGTTTCTAAGCATGGATAAAACTTCATTACGCTCGCTAAGAACGAACAAATAATCATCACGATTCATTGCTCACCCCCTTCAGATGAAATTTTAATTAAGATTAATTTTGCATCAGAATCATACTCAGGAGAAAGTGGAATTTGCAAAAACCCTTTCCATGTTAGATCTCTTCTATGAGACCACATACTGTACCAATATACAGTTCTTTCTACCAGATTTCCACTTGCAACCTGTAGTGATTGAAAATAAGAATCTACATGATAATTCTCTTTTCTCCACTCTGCACTATTCGGTTGGAATAGTTCTGGGTTGCGAGCAACAATGGCAGCTTGAGAGTCCCCTGGATGAATATTGAAAAATGTTACAACATCAATATCGTTAGGAGGTCTTTTCTCAAGAAGCTCAATATTTTCATTAAAACTTCCATTAATCCATTGAAATCCATCAACTAATCCCACTTTATGAAGCTCTGATCGAAACTCCAAAAAACCTTTTAGAATTGATATTCTTTTGGGGGTGGTGGAGAATTTTTCGACAAATTTCACTATGTTTGTTTTGTATGGCGATCTGTATGCACCGGCTGGATGGGCTTCATCCATTGGTGGGATAACGCCTAGGCTATTCCAACTTGGGACATCAATATCAACCATTGCAGACCCTTTATCATTTCCCTAAACAAGTCAGGATTATCTTGCATCCTACTTCATGACTATTAATCATGATGACTATGCCTCATGATTACCATTGTCCCAGTGCTCACACGATTCCGCGAACGGGTAGCCTTTTAGTTATTAAAAAAAATTCCTTATGCTTTCTTTTTGCTCTTTTTTTGTGATAATTCTTCTAGTAACTGATTGTAATACCGTTTTTTTTCTTCAAGAGTTTTTAAAAGTTCGTCAGCTTCGCTGTCTGGTAGTTCATTAAAAAGCTCTAATAAGATTTTTTCCCTGTTTGATAGCTCCTGGCATGTCTCACTAGTTTCATTTTCTTGTGAAGATTCTGCATCACCAAACATCAATTCGGCGGGCGAAACACCAAGGGCTTTAGATAAGATGACAGCATCGTCAGTACTGACATTTCTAATACCAGATTCATAGTTTCCTATTCTTGATTGAGAAGCCCAACCGCATAGCTCCGCGAGTGCAGCTTGGCTCATTTTTTGTTGGTTTCTGAGGCGCTTAATTCTTGCGCCGATACTTTCATTAGTTTTCATGAACTCTTATTTAACACATTGCGTGTTTTTTATCTTTCACAATTTGTGTTTACAATGAATCACAAATTGTGTTTAATGATGATGATTTAGATACAGGGAGTAACTATGAACAAGATCTCAAATGCCAGAAAAGTGATCGGCATTACCCAATCTGAGTTAGCAAAAATGCTTGGGTGGTCACAGTCACGTATTGGTAATTATGAATCTGGAATTAGAACCCCAGATTTGCATTCATGCCGAGAAATCGTGTTAGCACTGAATTCTCTGGGGGGGATGTATTGTCTTGATGACATTTTTCCACCAAAAGCAGCATAACAATTAAAACCGAGCGAGCCAATATAGCTCGCATGCTCTTTAACAATCCACCTCCCCGCCAGTGTGGGGATTCCCTGTAAACGGGGAGCGTAACCCAATTGTTGGGTTATTAACTTTATTTTATTTAAGGAAATTTAACATATGGATATCGCAAAAAGTATCAAAATCACTTGTAAGCCAGAATCGCTAGAGAGTTTTTGGCTACAGTGCATTTTGAAGACAGGAAATAATGAATTTGCTCAATCAATAGGTATTCATCCTTCAACATCCAGCCGAGACAAGGGCCGTATTGCTAAATTAGCCAGTCAATTGGTAGCGAAATATGGTTTACCTGAATGGGCGTATCAACTCCCTGATCATAAGCCAGTAGTCGTAATTGAAGGTGAACATGCCGAAATGTTGATCCAAGCATTGGAAAGAAAAGGGAAGATAAAGAGAAAAGCCTCATTACCTGCCACGGATGAGGCCAGTCAATTACAGCTAGATATGAGGTAATTATACATGAAACAAAAGTTTAATTACAGCGCTGTGCATAAAAACATCATGCGTGATCGGGCTGTTCGCTCGGTCACAGAGCAGGGAGCAAAGAAACTTCGGGAAGCGCTGGACGATGCTCAATTGAGGTTGGAACATCGCGAAGGACTGCTGAAAGGGAAGGAAAGCCATGAGTAACGTCGCATACGCTGATTTTGGAGCGAGAAAGACTTCAAGGAGTACACGGATGGAAAACCAAAAACAGGGGCATTTCGCACTGTTCAGGAGTCTTCTGTCCACGGAATGGGCTAATGATACGGCTAAATTGGCTCTGTGGGTTCGATTGATTGGGATGGCTCAATACAAGCCCCGCAGTGTTGAATTTAGCGGCGTTCAGTGGGATTTAGGATCTGGTCAGTTGGTGACGAAAATCCCCATTCTAGCAAGAAAGCTCAGAGATTCTAAAGGCAATGAGAAGACACAAAAACAGGTTAGAGACATGTTGGAATTCTTTTCCTCTGAGGGGATGCTAACGTTCAGTGGTAACCGGCATGGGACAGTGATCACCATCACAAATTACGCTGATTATCAGGGTGATTTTGAGGTAACAAACGAGGTAACTAATCAGGTAACAAACAAACCCAGTGATGACGCGGCTTTAGAGAGAAGTCAGGTAACAAAGTTGGTAACAAATCAGGTCAAACAGAGTAAGAAGTTATTAGAACAAGAATATATAACTACATCTAACGATGTAGTTGGTGAGTTTTCCGATGAAAACAACCCGCCTCAGTCTGTCAAGAAATCTCAGTCTAAAAAGACCATACCGGTTCCCTACCAGGCCATGATCGACGCCTACCATGAAATTCTGCCTGAAATGGCAAGAGTTACTGTTCTGCGTGATGGCAGAAAATCCAAGATGCGGACATTCTGGCAACGAACGAACAAGGAGTACCAAACCCAGCATAACAAGCCCTTCACACTGGAAAACTGGAAAGGCTATCTGGGTTATATCGCCGAGCATTGCCGCTGGATGATGGAAGATCGGCCAAACGGAAGAGGGGGTTACTGGCGAGCCAAGAATCTCGATTACCTGATCACCGACCAATGCTACGTATCCGTCAAAGAGGACAGAGCCAATGACCGTAAACAGCATTAATCAAGTGCCCCATAGCACCGAAGCAGAACAAAGCGTCATTGGTGCATTGTTACTAGACCCTCAAAGCGACAACTCACAGCATGTATTCTCAATGCTCACCCCTGATTCGTTCTACCTTAAGTGGCATAAATTCATTTACGCCGAAATGCGAGCAATGAACAACCAACATCAGGCGATAGATATTATTACCGTGGATGACAATCTAAAGCGGGTTGGTAAGTCAGAGCAATCGGGTGGATTCGCCTATTTGGCTGAGGTTGCAAAGAATACCCCCAGTGCTGCGAACGTTGTCACCTACGCCAGGCAGATCCGCGAGGCAGCCGCAGCGCGTTACGCCATTGAGAAAACCAATGAAATTCAGCGATTACTGATGACACCTAGCACTCTCACGTTTGTCGAGAAGATAGACATAGCTCAAAGACTCATTGGTGAAGCTGCGGAGAATGGCACTACAGGCTATAAGACCGGACTCAAACCCATTAGTGAGATTGCTGATCGTTGGTTTGAAAAACTTGAGGCACGGTTTAACAATCCAGAATTGCACAGGGGGTTGAAAACTGGATTTCGGGATTTTGATGAAATACTCGCTCCCAAATACATTGTTAACGGTTCTCTGTTTGTGATTGGTGCGCGCCCAAAGATGGGAAAAACCACAGTATTAACTGAGATGGCAAAAAATGTCGCCAGTAGTGGTCAGCCCGTTTTGCTGTTCAGTATGGAAATGACGGACGAGCAACTATTCGAGCGGATGGTGAGTCAGAAATCAGGGCTAAATTCTGATGTGTTCTATGGTGGCACTGATGACGATTATGAGTGGGCTCTACTCTGTCAGGCAATCGGTGAGCTGAAAGATACTCCTAATGTCTGGATTGATGATACTCCTGGAATGTCATTCGCTCATATCCAGTCACAGTGTCGTAAAATCAAGCGTAAAGTTGGGAAGATAGGTTTTATCGGTGTTGACTATCTAACACTGATGAAGACTGAGAAAGCGGATCGGAATGATATTGCGTATGGCAACATCACAAAGGGCCTCAAGATACTGGCAAAAGAACTCAACACTGTTGTTGTTCTGCTAACTCAGCTTAACAGGAATATTGAGGAACGCGCCAACAAACGCCCAATGCCATCTGACAGCCGAGACACAGGCCAGATTGAACAGGACTGTGATTACTGGATGGGAGTCTACCGTGACTCTGTTTATCAAGAGAAATCGGACAAGACGCTGACAGAGTTGATATTGCGCCTCAATCGCCACGGTAAAGCTAACACTGTATATGTCGAACAAAAGGGCCTTTGCTTGTTCCATCTCGATCAAGCTGAAGGCGAGCGACGAGCCAAGCGCAACGAAGACAAGCCCAATAAACCCTATAGGAAGGATTTTTGATATGAACTGGATTAAATGTAGTGAGCAGTTGCCGGAATTAGATACGCCCGTATTTGCTGGATGGTTTAATAGCGAAGGTGAATTCATTTGGAACTGCTACGTTAGAACATGGGACTCAGAAGGCTGGCTATGGTCTATTTGTCAAGATTTCGGACAAGGTGATTGGTTGCTTGATGATGATTACTCAATGATAACCCACTGGCAACCGATGCCAACCCCACCGGAGGACATAGAATGAAAATTAAAACAGAAAATTTGACAGGCCGTGCGCTGGATTATGCTGTTGCTATTTGTGATGGCTGGAGTGCTGATTATTTAGATAAGAATCTTGATGTTATGCCCAAATATTCAACTGAATGGAGTGAATGCGGTCAGTTGATTGAAAAATACATAACAGCACTTGCATTGCACACGAAGAGAGAATATTGGATCGCCGGTAGCGGAGGGTACGGAACGTCATGGGGTGAAACTGTTCAGATCACAGTATGTCGTGAAGTTGTGAGAAAGCACATCGGTGACGAAGTAGAAATTCCTGATGAGCTACAGAGGTGAAACATGACAGAGAAACTTAAGCCGTGTCCGTTTTGCAATGGTGCGGCTGTAAAGTTGAATACTCATTGGGGGCTGGTAATCGTATTTTGCACTACATGCAAAAACCAAACTGCGAGATGTTTATCACAACATAATGCTATTCGAGCCTGGAATAAGAGAGTAAATAATAATGAATAATCACATTAGTTATCCGGTAAATGTCAGCGTTTATTACTACCGTAATTGGTGGGTACTGAAAATAGAGGTGAGTTGGGATGATGATATTTTCTTATTTCCAGCCAAACCAACAAAACGTCAGATCCGTAAATTCAAGAGAAATACAATTAAATGGCTGAAACAGGGGCTGATAGAAATGAATAACAGGGGTTTAGATGGAAGCTGATTTTTGTTTTCACGAATCAAATAAATCTCAGGCATGGGAAATATTGAAAGAAACACTTCAAACGAAACAGCCGCATCGTATTATCATCAAGCCGTGGAAAGATATTCGTTCTATTCCACAGAATTCTACATTTCATATGTGGTGCAGTGAAATAAGTCGTTATTTGAATAAGAATAATGTCAAATTAACGCCGGAGGGAGTTAAAGAAGCCCTTAAACATACATTCTTGGGTTATGAAGCAATAGATATTATTGATTTAAATACTCAGTCACCGGAACGAGTAAGAATACTCAGAAAGACTTCGAAATTAGATACGGGTGAAATGTTCTATTTCATGACGCAAGTTGAAAAGTGGGCGTTAGATATCGGATGCTTAGTTACTATTCCAAATAACTCGCAATATATGAAATTAAAACAGGAGCAAGATAGATGATGGAAATTAGAAAAGGAAATTATTTGAAAATTAACGGCACACAATACGACAAAATATTTGTTGTTGGTGATATTCACGGTTGCTATCAGCTATTAATGAATAAGCTACAGCAGGTTGATTTTGATTATGAAAACGATTTATTAATATCGGTAGGTGACATTATTGATAGGGGTGATCGAAATGTTGAGTGTCTCGACCTGATAACACAAAAATGGTTCAGGGCTGTTCGTGGTAATCATGAGCAAATGGCAATAGATACGCTATTTAATGATAGCGATGGCTATATGTGGTTTAGCAATGGCGGCGAATGGTTCCTCAATCTTGATTATGAGCAATATATATTAGCAAAGGTGTTATTGGCGAAAGCCGAACAATTGCCACTTGTTATCGAAGTGAACACGGCTGGTAAGAAAATCGTCATTTCTCACGCTGATTATCCAGATAATGAATATGAATTCGGTAAAGATGTTAACTGGCTGGATGTTATTTGGAATCGCGAAAGAGTCGATAATGGTGTTTGTCATGAAATTGAAGGTGCTGACTTGTTTATATTCGGGCATACACCGGTATCAAAACCGATGAAGATCTGTAATCAAGAATATATCGATACTGGTGCGGTGTTTGGCAATGAGTTGACGATAAAACAGATTCAGTAAGATTAAAGTGGGAGCAAGATAGATGAATGACTGGATACTCTATTTCTATGCTTTTGCTGGCATTGTAGCAACATTTGTTTGTGGTCTTGTGTGGCTCGCGTGTGCTGCGAGAGTACTTTGTATTTATGCACTATGGCAACTTAAGCAGAGTAAAAAGGCATTGCGTATAGGCAGGGAATGAAGAGAGAAGCGAAATGGCTTATAGAGCAAAATTTTCTTTTATCATCTGCGGCTTTTGAAAGAAGGAATAAGAATGAAAAATAAATACTTAAATGGAGTTGATGATGTTATTCGAGGTAAAAAAGATTATAAACGATGGCCTACAATAAAACGTGCGTTCAGATACTTGATATGGGCTATTTTCGGAAGTCAAGAATCTGTCAGTTATGTCGGGTGTGTTTTCTATTTAGGTATTGTTCTTACACTGATTAAGCATGGTGAATTCAAGAAGGAACGAGATAATGAAAAAACCAGTAAGGCGGAAATGTAAAATATGCTGTGAGTGGTTTATACCAAAATACCCAAATATATATTGGTGTAATCCTGAGCACGGCGCGGAATTAGCAATCAGAAAAAGAAACAGGGACAGAGAAAAAGCAGAGCGGGCACTTAAGAAGAAACAGCAACAAGAATTAGCAGAGAAGAAAGATAAACTTAAAGCCCGTAAATTAGCAGTCAAGCCCCTCTCATATTTCAGAAATCAGGCTCAGCAAGCATTTAATGCATTTATCAGAGAAAGAGATAAAGACCTTCCGTGTATTAGTTGTAATAGATATCACAAAGGACAATATCATGCAGGGCATTATCGAACAATTAAGGCTCATCCAGAGCTGAGATTTGATGAAGATAATGTTCATAAGCAATGCTCTGCATGTAATAACTATTTATCAGGAAATATAATTAACTATAAACCCAAGTTGATTGAGAAAATTGGGCAAGAAAGGTTTGATGCTCTAATGATGCCAAAGCCATTGATGAAATGGCGGCGTGAAGATTACGAGCGTATTTGTGATGAATATCGTGCAAAGCTCAGGAGATTAAGCAATGACAATCTTCACTGATATATCGGCAGCAATTGAAGAAGCTCGATGGCTACGGCAGCAAACAAAGCATCATCATGTTGTCACTCAAAAACGGAATGGAACTCTCACAGTTCGACAAGAAGTCGGGATAAATAAAGAGAGTCGTTTACGTAAAGCTTATAGCACTCGTTACGATTGTCGTATTGCAACAGTATTGCCGGAGATAAGATAATGCGTGACATTCAACTGGTTTTAGAGCGTTGGGGAGCATGGGCGGCTGATAATAGAGAAGATGTCTATTGGTCTCCAATCGCTGCCGGATTTAAAGGGCTAATTCCCAACAGAGTTAAATCTCGCACGCAATGTTGCGAAGATGACGCTATTGTTATTTCTAGCTGTATGGCAAAGCTGAATCAAAAGAATAGCGATATTCATGATTTGTTATTCGACTATTACGTATTCGGAAAAACACTCATGCAATTAGCCCATGATCATAAGTGTTCAGATACACACATTGGAAAACGTTTACAAAAGGCTGAGGGAGTAATTGACGGTATGCTGATGATGCTGAATGTTAAATTAGAAATGGACAAATATATCCGGCGAGAATCACTTAATATTAATGCGCGTCAGTTATGCAATAATTTCTGAAAATAACTTTACGATCGTAAAAAAGGTGTTATCGTGATAAGAGTGATAGCTATGTCACACAGCTTATCGAATTAATAATCCTCGTACTCACGGGGTTTTTTATATCTGAAATTTAATATGAAAGACGAATTTGAATGGCTTTAGGCCACACTTCGGTGTGGCCTTTTTTATAATCAACTTCCGTTTTTCCCTCATCATTTGAGGGGTAAAAACAAGAAGTGGCGATAGTTCATTAACCTAATTAACAACAACTCACAGGGGCGAACATAGCTCACCCCCACGGACGCCCATTTTATGGGGGTGGATATGAAACTCATGGACAAGCAGCCTGATATATGGATGCAGCTATGGCTATGGCTGCTATCAGTCAAAGAGCAAGGTATTGGTGCGGCACTGGCTGCAACAATGGCTTATCTCAGAGGTCGATATAACGGCGGTAAATTTTGGAAGACAATCATTGACGCGATGATGTGTGCGCTTATTGCGTGGTTCATTCGTGACTTGTTGGTCTTTTTAAATCTGAGCACGGACCTGGCTTATATCGGCAGTGTCATTATTGGTTATTTGGGGACTGACTTTTTCGGCCAGTTGATGCGTGGGACTTTGAATCGTAAGGCGGGGGTATCAGATGCAAATCAGTGAACACGGTTTAGCGGAACTCAAAATTTATGAGGGTTGCAGTTTAACAGCATATCGCTGTCCGGCGAATGTATGGACCATCGGTTACGGCCACACGTTAGGCGTCAAGCCCGGTGACGTAACCACAGAGGCCCAAGCCGAGCAGTTCTTACTTGATGATTTGGCCCCGGTTTACATCACAATTGAACATAACGTTAAGGTGCCATTGACTCAGGGCCAGTTTGATGCGCTTTGCTCGTTTATCTTCAATCTCGGCGCTGGTGCTCTCGTCCGTTCTACTTTGCTTAAGAAACTCAATGCTGGTGACTATAAAGGCGCGGCCAATGAGTTTATGAGATGGAATATGGCTGGTGGACGTGTATTGCCGGGGCTAGACGCTCGCAGGGCATCGGAAAAAACGATGTTTTTATCATGAGCCTCCGAACAAAGGGTATGAATATGAATGATACATTATTTGCTGTGATGTGTGCTCTGATCGGCTGGTCATGGTTTTTGTTGGCGGTATTGCTGCTATGAAATTCAACACGCAGTATTACACGCTTATTGCACTGATTATTGTTTCACTCACAGCTTATTACTATCACTCTGCATTACAGAGAGAGCGGCATGTGACAAAGCAGCAGCAAGAAGACATTCAGCAACTCACAGACACTATCGATTACCAAAACTCACATATCGCGATGTTGAACGAACTGGATGTGAAACATACAAAGGAACTTGCTCATGCGAAATCTGAAATTGATGGCCTTCGTGATGATGTTGCCGCTGGTCGTCGCCGGTTGCGCATCGCGGCCACCTGTCATCAAGGCGAAGCCAGTTCCTCCGGCAGCGTGGGCGATGCAGCCGCCCCACGAGTTAACCCGGCAACTGAACAAGATTATTTCGATCTCCGAAGAATGATTGTTGAGAACGAGCAGCAAACTAAGTACTTGCAGGACTACATCAAAACCCAGTGTCAGTAACAGCCCCAGCCAATCTGGGGTTTTTTTATATCCGAATTTCACCGCGCACCGCAGCGCAATTCAAACGTCGAGCCTTTATTTAGGAATGAGCCTTTGAGGACTCAGCTATAGCTGATGCACTTCGACGGGCTGATTTCCTATGCGGCAAAGGTTCATTACCTAAGTAAGGATAAGCATCATGAATTACCCAACTATCGTAATTGAAAATATTCATGTTCGCAGTAATGAACATGGCACTTATAACCTTAATGACCTGCACAAGGCAGCAATAGCGGGAGGCTTAGCGCAAAAGTGGCAGGTGCCTAGCCAGTTTCTTTCTTCCGATGGAATTCAGGCATTTATAGATGAAGTTTCCAAAGTGCTAAAAAACACTTTGGAACAAAATCAAATACTTGATGTTATTCGTGGCGGCGCTTATCGCGGTACATGGGCACATGAGCTAATTGCTCTTCGTTATGCCGCCTGGCTCTCCCCGGCTTTCGAAGTGAAAGTTTATCAAACATTCCGTGCTTTTATTCTCGGTCATCTGGGTAAGTTTGCACAGGCAAACCGGCTTGAGCTTGAATATCAAAGCAAGAAACGGAGAGTTAGTACGGCAGCGAGAATAATGAACAAATGGGGTGTAGGTGGCGAGAAGCATAAAATCGAATCAGAGAGGGATCTGCTAGCTAAAGAAATTCAGGTTTCTATTCCTGGTTTAGCGGAGATGAAATAATGGATATGCCAACCCATGAGTTTTTCTGCTGGCGTGTTGCTGAGGCGTATTGCTATCACTTAATGAAAGTGAATCAGAGCCTGGTCTATCGTCACTTGTTTGGCGATATACAGGTAAACCAACACTTCATTGCCGGGCTGCTTGACGGCAGGCTAAGCGAAAAACTCAAACCTGATAGTCTGGCACAGTTTTACTACAAGTTACTTGAACCTTTTGAAAGAGAGGCTGATGAGCGTGTTGTCTTTATTGGCGGTGTTGCGCCGGAACTAAACAGACGTGGCAAGCGATATATGAATGCTTTCCTGCATGAATTCGGAATGATGCTGATGGATCTTGGCATCAGAGAAGAAAGCGGGCGTTACAGATTGCCGACCGATGAAGACAATATTGTTTTCCCATGATGTAAGAAATACAAGAAGCTCCAACACAAGGATTTTCTTAAGAAAGTCCCAAAAGTGTTGGGTGAGGAACACTCAGCGAAATTTTCCGCTCAGTACAAAGACAGTACCGGTCGTGAGCTGCCATGCTATCGATTTCCCAAACGTGAATCCTGTTTGATGGCAATGAGCTAAAGCGTGGGCGAGTAAATACAGCTCAGTCAGGCCGTCAAAGTAACTCATTCAGAGCATTCTACTGCAAGAGTGCTCGATTTATAAAATTCTACAAAAGGTGCTTGCAGAGTGCCTTTGACAGAGTTTTGTATAAGTTTATCGTACCGGTGGTCTGAGGTTTCCCCGGTGTTATATTTTGAGATGTAGCATAAAGTTCTAAATTAAACCCGGTCGCCCAGTGCGGCCTTTTTTATTTAAGGGAAAGAGATGGGACGACCAACCAAGTATCAGGAAGCGTATGCTGAACAGGCCCGGAAACTGTGCTTGTTGGGATATACAGATGCTGAATTAGCTGATTTCTTTGATGTCAGCGAGTCAACTATAAACAAATGGAAGATTGATTATCCTGAATTTTCGGAGTCCATAAAAAAGGGAAAACAAGTAGCTGATGGAAATGTGGCAGAGCGTCTTTATTTACGTGCTATGGGGTATGTAGCACCGGATGTTGATATCAGGGTTATTAATGACCAGATAGTCGAAACGCCACTTGAAAAGCATTATCCCCCCGATACAACAGCCGCAATCTTCTGGCTTAAGAACCGGCAAGGTAGGAATTGGCGTGATAAACAGGAGATTGACTTAAGTTCTTCTGATGGCTCAATGACTCCAACAGGGTTAAATGATTTTTATGCAGACATTGGAAAAGCCAAGTCTGAATCCAGCACTCAGGCCATTTTGGACGACACAAGCGAGGAATAAGATCTTATATGGTGGTAGAACATCATCTAAGTCTTGGGACGCTGCTGGATTCGCCATATTCCTCGCAGATAATTATAAGTTACGTTTTTTATGCACTAGGCAAATACAAGAAAAAATAGAAGAATCGGTGTACGCTCTCTTAAAGATCCAAATAAACCGTTTTAACCTCCGTCACAGATTCAGAATTCTCAACAATAAGATTATCAATAAGGTCACTGGTAGTGAGTTCATGTTTTATGGGCTGTGGCGACACATTGATGAAATCAAGTCATTGGAAGGTGTTGATGTACTGTGGAACGAAGAAGCTCATGCAATGACTGAGGCGCAATGGGAGATATTAGAGCCAACAATTCGAAAGGAAGGTTCTGAGTGCTGGTTTATATTCAACCCTGGTCTTGTGACTGATTTTGTATGGCAGAACTTTGTTGTCAACCCACCCCCTAAAACGATTGTTCGCCGTATTAATTATGATGAAAACCCATTCCTAAGTAACACCATCAAAGGCGTTATTGAAGCTGCAAAGCTGCGTGATCCTGAGACGTTTAACCATATTTATCTCGGTGTGCCCAGAAGTGACGACGATACAGCGGTCATTAAATTATCATGGGTGGAGGCGGCTATTGATGCGCATAAACTCATTGGATTTGAGCCAAGCGGGCGTAAACGTATCGGGTTCGACGTTGCCGATGACGGTGATGATAGGTGCGCTACGGTGTTTTCTCATGGCTCGGTAGCATTATGGTGCGATGAATGGAAAGGCAAGGAAGATGAGTTATTGAAAAGTTGCTCTCGAACTTACCAGGCTGCAAGAGTACGTGATACTGAGATTATCTATGACAGTATCGGCGTGGGGGCTAGCGCTGGTGGTAAATTCAAGGAACTTAACAAAGAGCACAAATCAAGCATCGGTTATCACAAATTTAATGCTGGCTCAGCGGTGATGAAACCTGAGCAATATTATCAACCCAAGGTTAAGAATAAGGATTTCTTTTCTAACCTGAAAGCTCAGGCGTGGTGGACGGTGGCGGATCGATTCAGAAATACCTATGTAGTGGTTAATGCCATCAAGAATGGGGTAGAACCTGAGAAGTTTAGAGATGATGAATTAATCAGTATTTCTTCTGATATTCCATACCTTGAAAAATTGAAATTCGAGTTAGCTATACCTAAACGTGATTTTGATAACAATGGTCGAGTAAAAGTAGAGGGGAAAAAAGACCTTGCGAAGCGTGACATCAAGTCACCTAACATTGCTGACGCATTCATTATGTCATTTGCCAATATCAACTCTGGTATGCGTATCAATCCTAATGCTCTAATGGGTATCTAAATGAAATGGTTTAAATCTGGTAAAAAGCAGCGTCTGTTAGAGTTAGAATTGGAGTTGACTGAGCGGGAGCTGGCTATTGAAAAAGCTAAGACAGAGCAGGCCCAAGCTAAATTAGAACAATCGAAAGCCTATGAAAAAGCATTGCTGAACCTCATGAATGACAGCAATAACGCTCAGCAATCTGTCAAAATAGAACCACCCAAGATCCACCCCTCAGTAGTACCTAAAGGCAAGCAAGCGCCTGTAGCGATGGACTCAGTATCATGCAATGGTGTTTATGATTACGTTAATGCTGACCCGCAGTTCTATTCTGGATTTCTGGGCTACCCTGCCCTTGCCATTATGTCTCAGTCAAGTGATTACCGAAGCGTACCTGAGACGACAGCCAAAGAGATGACCCGTGAATGGGGTAAAGTTAAGGCACGCAGTAGCGGGAAAATCAATGAAGGTGAAGATAAAACAGATAAAATCGCTGCTATTACTGCGGAGATGGAGCGGCTCAAGGTTCGTGACCTGATGCGTAAACATATTGAGAATGAAATGATATTTGGTCGTTCTCAGTTGTTTATCGATATTAAGGAGCATGAGGATAAAACTAAGTTACCACTAGTAATCAGTCCAACAGGTATAAAGGAAGGCAGCCTCAGAGGATTCAATCTGATAGAACCTATTTGGTCAACTCCAAGTCTGTATAACGCTCATGACCCGATGGCAGATGATTTTTTCAAGCCATCTCAATGGTTTGTGCTGGGTAAAGAGGTTCATGCTGACAGGTTGATGACACTGATAATGCGGCCTGTGTCTGACATTCTAAAACCTGCGTACAATTTCAGCGGTGTGAGTATGTTGCAGCTCATGAAGCCCTACGTAGAGCGCTGGCAGCGAACAACGGATTCAATCAGTGAACTAATACATTCATTCTCCATGACCGGCCTCGCTACTGATATGCAAGGCATCTTGAATGGCGCTGATGGCGCTGATATCAAGCTCAGAGCAGCGATGTTCTCTCTCTACAAAGACAATCGTAATTTGATGTTGTTGGATAAAGAGAATGAAGAGTTTTTCCAGTTCAACACGCCGCTCTCTGGTCTTGACTCATTACAGAGACAGGCACAAGAACAGATGGCGGCACCCAGCCACACACCGTTAGTCAAACTATTGGGTTTAACCCCTAATGGACTGAATGCCAGTAGTGAGGGTGAAATACGTGTCTATAACGACTATATAGCATCATTACAGAGCGCTCATTTACTGCCGCAGATGACGATCATCTTGAAACTGATTCAGCTCCATTTGTTCTGTGATATCGATGATAGTCTCTATTTTGAGTTCAATTCGCTGCATCAACTGACGGATGAACAGAGAGCGATAACAGAGAAAACTAAGGCCGAAACTGCTGTAGTTTACTATCAGGCTGGCGTGGTGGATGGTGAAGAGGTTCGGCAAGTTATTTCATCAGACGAAGAAAACCCTTTCAGGTTTATCGACCCAGATAAAATAATACCATCACCGTTCGGAGTTCCAGATTATGGTGAAGAAGCCGATGCTAACGATGCTAAGACCGATACAGCCCGGTCATAATGTCATGCCAGAAATCAAGCCGAGTATTATCATTGAGGGTGACTATTATCATGCTCTCATGGATATCACCAAAGAGATGAGGAGTGAGGTTGATGCTGCTCTGGTACGTGAGTTCAGGAATAAGGCGCGGGCAGAACTGGCAAATGATGGCATCTCAGACTGGATAGCCCATGTTGTTGATTACATGCTCGACAAATGGAATAAGAAGCTGGATATATTATCTCAGGACATTGCTAAATTGTTTGTCGATAAGACCGTGAATAATTACGATATTCGGCTGGCTAACTTGCTACGGAAACGAGGGTTTACTGTTCGGATGCAAAACAACGAGCAGACACTCAATGCGCTCAGGGCGGTAATGGGAGAAAATGTTGGTCTAATTAAATCAATTGGCACTGAGTATTTGAGTAAAGTTCAAATGCATGTCTGGCAGACTGTAACTAGTGGTTATGATCTTGCTTCACTGACAGAAAACCTACAGCATGATTTCTATGTCACGCGAAATAGGGCTGAATTTATTGCGACCGACCAGGCAGCAAAAGCCCATGCGGTTATTGAACAAGCGAGGCGTAAAGAGCTGGGAATTAAAAAAGCCATCTGGATTCACTCACACGCAGGGAAACAGCCTAGACCATCACATCTGGCAGCACATGGCAAAGAATTTGATGTTGAAAAGGGTATGTATATAGAGGGTGAGTGGATATTGCCAGGACAAAAGATTCGGTGCAAATGTGGCAGTAAGTCGATACTGCCGTTTTGATTATGGTTGTCTACAGAATACAGATTCCCCTAATGGTTTTCCGGGGTTTTCTGGTGAGCCACTGGGGGAAAATAAAAAGTTTTGTTTTATTGTTTGCTTTGTCTTACCGGAATTAAATAAGCGCGTTATTACTTGATTTCCTTTGTATCCATATATAAAGAAAGAGTCTACATCCCCTACATCAGTCACCTTGTGGCTCATAGTGAATATGTCCGTAGGTTTATCGTTAACTCTAACTTCTTCAATTAGCCCGTTGTTGTCAACAATCTGTATGAAGTCATTACCGCAAACAAAGATTTTAGTTGCCGATACTGATGATAACGGAAGTGAAAATAATGCTAACAAGAGAGTCTTTTTCACGATAAATGCTCCTGAATTTAAAAATGATTAGAATATATTTACATAGTTGCAATGCAAAGCAAGTTGGTGACTATTGAGATAATCGTTCTCACTTGGTAAGTTTATTTAATCTGTTTTGTTCGAGGATAGCTAAAGTGGCATCAAAAAGCAAAGTGAGTACAGAGATAACTCTATTTTGGGGATGCATTGTATTAATTGTTCTGTTTTCTAAAGAATTTAACATTGGTTCAATATTGGCATTTACTACCATATACTGGACATGCTACCTAGTGTTACGAATTATGTGGTTTTTTCTCGGAATTGCACTTAGATATCGATCTGGAAAATTGCGCGCCCAAGATACCAGAAGAGACTTGAAAAATTTCTTATCTCAAATAGATAAATACCTTCCAGTTTTAGCGAGAAAGAAACGATTTTTAGTCACAACAGATGATTATGGTTACATATCTACAGATAAATGGGAGAGTGAAAAGAGTGGTTTCTTGAAAAAATTCAATTATTATCCATATATCACCAAGCATTATTGCGGTCTTAGTGATGATGAGTATAGCTCTGTAATAGACAGTGCAGTTGATGACTACTTGATAGAAAACCCAGTGTTAGAATGGAATGATAAAATGAGTCCGTCTGAATACGAAGGATTTTGTGCGGACATTCTTAATAATAATGGATGGCAAGCAAGAACGACATCTAGTAGCGGCGATCAGGGTGTAGATGTAATTGCAGAAAAGAATGATCTTTGCGTTGCTATACAATGTAAGAAATACTCATCTCCTGTTGGGAATAAGGCTGTTCAAGAAGTTGCGGCAGGAATGGCATATTGGGGTGCTTCTGTTGGGGTTGTTGTTACAAATGCTAGTTACACTAGATCTGCAAGAGAATTAGCTGCTGTTCATGGTGTTTTTCTTCTTCATCACGAAGATCTCAAAGATTTAGATAGCATTATTAATGAATAGGTTATAATTGCTAACTCGGTTAGTTACTACCGTTGGTACTAAGTTCACTGTCGCATAGGCAGATAAAAGAAACCCGCTCTAATAGCGGGTTATTTAGAAAAGTTAAGCATGGTTTGCCGGTTTTATTAAGCTTTCAGCTGGTATTCCGAACATTTTATGTAAATTCCATACCATCGGTAGTGTAAGGCTACGTTTGCGATTAAGTATTTCATACACGCGATTTACTTTGCCAATTGCTGGTACCAAGTCTTTTGCTGTCAATCCAGATTGTTCCATTCTGAATTTTATAGCTTCAATCGGATCTGGGGGGTCTATGTGATAGTGTTCTGCTTCATAAGCTTCAATGAGAAGGACCATCACTTCCATGTAATCAAATTCAGGTGTGCCGATTTCTGGTTGGTTATCAAAAAGTGGCGAAACAGCCTTTAACGCTGCTTGATAGTCTTGTTCGGTGCGAATGGGTTTAATGTTCATTGTTTACTCCGGTTCTACGGTATTGGCATCTACAGCATCGTATTGTTTATGTGTGCCAATGAATTTTACGTACACCCAGCCTGCGGGGTAAAAGATGGAAACTATCAGGCGGTAGCTATTCCCTTTAATATTAAATACCACGCGATTGTTTTTTAGAATACTCGCATTGCGGTACTTGATTTTAATTTCAGCAGGGGTTTTCCAAGTTGCTTTCTTGGCCTCGTCAACCCACGCTTTTAACTGTTGTTCAGCATCGGGATAGATTTCCCAAAACTTTTTTAATGTACTGACTGAGATGATTTTCATAAAGTTATATTAGTCCCAATTTGGGATAAAAGCAAATGTTTATGCCGCTTAAGTGCGGTTTTTTTCGTCCAAATTTAAGAGGTGAGCCAATGACTGACAAACTCGCCTTTGATAGATCAATGCGTAGTAAAGACGGTAACGGGCATCTTATTGTTGAGCGTACCATTCTATCAAAGGCGGCTGTTAATACCTATCGGGGAAAAGAAATACCGGGTTATGAAAAGCTCGGACTCGGCCCAGAACGGGTATATCACATGTTGCGTGACCCACACGAACTGGAGAAAGCAGCAAGTACATTTAGCAAGAAACAGCTACTTATCCGACATATCCCCGTCAACGCATCCGATCCCAAGAAAGAAGACACTGTAGGCGCAATAGGTTCTGACATCACCTTTGAGGATGGCAGGCTCTACGGCGACTTGGGTGTGTGGGATGAATATGCTATCGAGTTAATTGAGAGCGGGAAAATGCAGGAGCTTTCTTCAGCCTATGCCTATGTTCCTGACATGACTCCTGGGGAGTATCAGGGGGTTAAATATGATGGCGTGATGCGTGATATTCGCGCAAATCATGTGGCGCTGGTGGAGAAAGGCAGGATTGGGCCAGACGCAATTATTTCAGACCATAAAACGGTTGATTTGGAGAGAGAGATGAAATTAAAGAAAGGGGCACTGACAAAAATTGCCGAGAAAATTCGCTTGGCTATGGACTCAGATTTATCTGATGAAGGGCTGAAAGGGGTTGTTGATGAGGTGATGGAAAACGTTGAGAAAACAACCTCTGATGAAAAGCCAGAAGGTGCAAAAGATACCGCACCTGAGCCACCAGAAGGCGGGAAAAAACTAGAGGGGGCAAGTGAAGAAGATGACAAAGACAAGAAGGCCAAGGAAGAGGATAAGAAGCCAGCTATGGACGCAGCAATGATAGAACAGCGTGCGGTTGAGCGTGTGACTGCCTTATTTCAAGCACGTGAGGACGTTAAACCGCTGATCGGTATTGTGGCAATGGATAGTGCAGAAGATGTCTATGCGGCAGCGTTAAAACAGAAAGGGGTGGACGTTAACGGTGTGCACCCTAGCGCTTACAAATCAATGGTTGGCATGCTGCTGAGTAATCAGGCATCGGCAACCAAACCCAATGTAGCAATGGATTACGATTCATTCGCTGATGATCCATTAACGGCCCGTTTCGGCTAAGGAGAAAATATGAGCGGTTTCCAAAGAACAATGAATAATGACCTGCCATTGGGTGTTGCCGGTGATTTCGCATCAGCTAACCCACATTTTTCAATGGTGGCAGGAGAGGGGCAGCTTAAATCCGGCACTGATGGTGTAACTGTCGGGTTATTTGCGTGGGCTGACGATAAAGGGATTGTATCAAATAAGAAGGTCACTGGCGGTGTTCTGGGCTTTGTTCATCGTAACAACCAGGCGATAGTCAATCAGTACGGTACCGAAGCATCAATGAAAATCCCCAAAGGGCGTGAAGTTACGCTGATGACTGGCGGTGATTATCTCGTTGTACTTGCGGCTGGTGGAAAACTCGGCCAGTTTATTGTTGCTGACGTGAATACTGGTGAAGCTAAAGCCGTTGATGCTATTGATCCTGAGGATAAGGCAGTTGAAGCAACTAAGTATCGTGTTGCGAAGACTGTCCCAAGCGGTTTGACAAAAATGTCCAGTTCTCTGTAAGGAAAAATTATGCCATTGAATTTAAGTGCATTAGAAAGACGCGCAGGTGTCGTGTTTAACACAGGTTATCAGATGCAGGAACTGACTAACCAGCTTCGCCACATGGCAATGGATAGCGCACTGGTGACAACGCCAAACGCAGGCATTTTGTCACTATTTACCACATTCGTTGATCCAAAAGTCATTGAGGTACTGGTTACGCCAATGCGTATGGCGGAGGCATTTCAAGAGGTGAAACGGGGCGACTGGACAACCCAAACCGCTGCGTTCCCCGTAGTTGAATCAACAGGTGAAACATCTACATATGGTGACTACAACAATAACGGCTTAACTGGCGTAAACGTCAACTGGCCTACGCGTCAGCCGTACCACTATCAAACTTTTGTCCGTGTGGGTGAGCGTGAAATGGAAATGGCGGGAGCCGCTAAGTTGGATTGGGCATCGGCAAAACAACGCGCAGCCGTGCTGACTCTGAACAAATTTCAGAATAAAACCTATCTCTACGGTGTAGCTGGTTTGGAAAACTATGGTTATCTCAATGATCCTGGTTTATTACCTAATATCACCTCTGGAGTATGGGAGAAACTTGATGGAGGCGGAGTTTACGAGTCGATTCGTAAGTTGTTCCAGCAGTTAGTCAAGCAAACTAATGGACTGATTGATCGTAATACCCCAATGACGATGACTCTTTCGCCAGAAATGGAAGTTCAGTTAACAAAAACTAACCAGTATAACGTCAGCGTTTCAGATCAGTTGAGTAAAAACTTCCCTAACATGAAAATCACCAGTATTCCTGAGATGACTACAAATGCAGGGGAGTTGGTCAGATTGGTCGTTGAGGAATACGAAGGACAGAAAACACTGGACTTAGGCTTCACTGAAAAGATGCGTGTGCATCCAATGATTCAGGAGTCTTCTTCTTGGAAGCAGAAACGCTCTCAGGGTTCGTTTGGTGCAGTGGTTTACCGACCTCAGTTTATCGCTTCGATGCTGGTTTCCTAAGCCTCATTTCCATTCAATACAGCCGCCTTTTGGGCGGTTTTTATTCTAAAGGTGAAATATGTCTACTGTAGTTATCGCGTGCAAATTGGCTAACGGTTTGTACTTAGATGTTGGCGAACAGCGTATTGCTGTTAATGGGCCTGCCAAAGGATTTATTGACGAAACCGGATTTGGCTTGACTCATGGCGTTGACGCTGAACTTTGGAGGGTATGGCTAGAAGAGAACAAAAACCGTGACTTGGTGACAAACGGCCTTATTTTTGCCCATGAACAAGGGGCAAGCACTAAGGCAGAAGCCAAAGAAAAGCAAAAAGCGAAATCCGGGACTGAACGCATCCAACCAGATCAGGTGAAAGAAGTTGAGAAAGCGGACTAAAGGGAGACTAGCATGAGCAACATTGTTGAACTCAATATTGCGAAGTGGCGCGAACTCTATCCCAACATCACTGCGACCGATGCGCAACTGGAAATGTATTTCGTGGAAGCCTGCATGATCCTGAATAACACCGAGCATAGCTGTGTTAAGAATCTGAAAGAACGGGAAATGCTTCTTTACCTACTCATGGCCCATATAGCGATACTGGAAAACAATGTGGCTGCGGGCAATAACTCGGTTGGCAGAGCGGCAAATGCCAGTGAGGGCAGCGTGTCTATATCTCTTGATTACGGCACGACAAAGAACGCCGAGAAATGGTACATCCAAACGCCATATGGGGCGAAATACTGGCAATTGACCGTCCGTTACCGCTCATTCCTCTATGTAATCGGTCAGATGCCAATACATGTCAGGAGGTGATATGTCAAAGCTTGAAGAAGCACTGATGAAATATCTGAATAACAGCAACCTTGAATTAAGGGCTGGCATTTTTGAGCCAGCTACTTATCCCGATGGAACACCAGTCGCTACGGCGGGCTATATCAATGAATATGGTGCTCCTGAAGCAGGCATACCGCCAAGGCCATTTTTTAGAACGGTGATCGCCAATGGTAACCATGAATGGTCTGGAGTTTTAGCAAGAGGCATCAAACATTATAACGGTGATGCAAAACAGGCAATGTCAGCACTCGGAGGAGTCATCGTTGATGAATTACAGGCATCTGTTTTGTCATGGACGGCACCACCGAATAGCCCATTAACTGTAGCGAAAAAGGGCTTTAATAAACCACTAGTAGAAACTGCGCAACTGTCGCGTTCATTCAGTTATGAGGTGAATGATGATTGATGTCAGAGGTATTGCTAACGGGTTAATTGTCAGCGTTAACCCCAACATTAACGCCATCCTGGTTGTAAGCACCGGTTACGCCATTGATGAAGCGGGTGAGCAAATCCCTGATTACACGGAGCATGAAATTACTGTTCAGTTGCAAAGCCTGAGTACACAGGATTTAGAACATCTGGGCGCCATTAATCAACAGGGCCAGTTCATCTATGCTTATGCCAGAGGGCAAATATCAGCGTTGCGCAGGGCTAAGGACAAAGGCTCTGACAAGATGCGATTTGCTGCTTATGGAGAAGATGAAGTGTCAGAATGGAATGTGACCCAAGTTATTGAGTCGTATCCCACGTGGGTTAAGGTGTTGTTATGGCGACAATAACGGTAACTCATAGAGATATATTCATTGACTTACGAAAATATCTCATTGAATTATTCAAATGTGATGTTGCTCAGGGTTATCAAAATGGTGTCCCAATACCTAAAAACGGCATTGTGATGCACGCATTGTTTGAGCGTGACCTTGATTATACCGCCAATTATTACAATCACGGATCGTCAGAAATCACTGCGCAACGCTCCGTAGAACTGACGATACAGATAGATTTTTACGGCGTGGACGCGGATTCACGAGCGCGGGTGATGGCTAATCTTTGGCAGTCAAGTTACACCACTGAACGGCTGAAAAAATGCCAGCCACTTTACAGTGAACAAACCAAGAAAAATGTATTGGTTAATGAGGCCAACCAATATGAAAACCGCGTCATGCTTGAAATCAAACTGCAATACAACCCTGAAACAACCTACTCAATCGACAATTCTGATTCATTCTCTATTGATATCAATTCTATTTAAGGTGAATACGTATGAATACTATTCCGGCGAGTGACATTGTCAGCGTCTTACCCGGTGTTGTTGGCACTGGCGGAAACCCGTTGGCACTGAACGCTGTATTTGTCACAAAGCAGACACCCCCGGCAATGTTAGGCGTTAAGGCTTTCGGCTCTGCCGAACAGGTCGCTGAAATCTTTGGTACCAAGTCCAAAGAACATGAGGCCACTCAGGTTTATTTTGCCGGTTTCGTTGGTTCAACAACCAGACCCGAAACGCTTTATATTGCATCAATGATGACGACCGCACAGGCGGCGAAGCTGGTGGGGGGAAAGGTTGCGTTGCGGACTGACTTTTCCTATATACCGCAAGGTCTTGCATTGGATATCGACGGTAAGCGCGTGGTTATTACCATTACCCCTGCCGATATTAAAAGCTATTCAGCATTAGCTGAGGCGGTATCTGCTTCACTAGCGAAGTCTGGTGTATGCAAATATGACACTGCGAGTCGTACTTTCACAATTGAAGGGGCAACAAAAGGATCGGCGGGTACCATCGGATTGGGGGCTGGCGACCTAGCTGAATACATGGGACTAACAGAGGAAACTGGTGCACAGAAAAACGACGGACTCAATGCTGACACTATTGATGAATTGATGCCACGCATTACCAAGACAGTGAGTAATTTCGTTTCCATCATGGCCATTGGTGATTTTAGTTCAGACGAGAAATTAGCTATATCTCGATGGGTGTCACTGCAAAATGACCAATACGTGCATGTCCTGTATTCGGACAGTAAAGATAAAGTTGCGCTGGAGGTGATCGCTAACACGATTGCTGAGTCTGAAATTGGCGGTACATGTCTAATGTACGGCGACCATACTCATGGCGCATTCGCCTGTACCTATGCTGCGTCGTTGAATTTTAACGAGCGAAATGGTCGTGCAACATTCGCTTTCCGTCGTCAAGAGGGGTTAACCCCGACTGTGACCGACAAAGCACTGGCTGATGAGCTATTACGGTTGCGATTCAACTTTTACGGTGCTTATGGCACAGCAAATGATCGATTCGTATTTATCAATCAGGGTTCGATTTCCGGCAAGTTCAAATGGATGGACAGCTACGTTAATCAGGTATTCCTGAATAGCCAGTTGCAATTGGCATTGATGACGATGTTAACCAGTTTCAAGAGCATTCCGTATAACGCACAAGGGAAAGCCATTCATCGTGCAGCTATCAAAGATCCGATTGACCAGATGCTGAATTTTGGTGCTATTCAGCGTGGTGTCGTTCTGTCTGAACAGCAGAAGAAACAGATTAACGTTGAGGCGGGTTTCGATGCGGCGGCTCAGATTCAAACTGAAGGCTGGTGTGTACTCATTGATGATACTCCCGCACAAACTCGCGGATTGCGCAAATCCATGCCGTTAAAATTCTGGTATGCGGATGGTGGAAGCGTCCAGAAAGTCACCTTGCCATCAATCAACGTTCAGTAAGAGGTAAATCATTATGCCAATGGGACATAACCCACGCACCATTACATCAGCTAATGCAGTGTTGATGCTGCGCTGTAAAGGGATTTATGACGATTACGTCACGATTCATGGGTTCCAAGCTGACAACGCGTGGGAATTCGGTGAGGTCAATATCGGGGAAACCCGTATCGGAGTGGATGGTAAACAGTCAATCGGCTATACGCCGCATGAAACGCAATGGACGCTGCACTTAGAAGCCAACAGCTCATCTACTCAGATCCTCGAAAATATTCGCAAAGATTTTAACTCCAATATGGAAGCGCGTTTTATCGATATCGTTGTTGAAATTCCGTCAATCGGGAAACGTTACTCTGGTACCGGTGCATTAATTAGCATGACAGGTGGCGCAAGTGGCAAGAAGCTACTGGATGGCACGAGCTACAACTTCAACATGGTAACTAACGGTGCTGAGGAAATCGCATAATGACTCTGAAATCCAAGACGATAACTATCGAATCGGGTCGTGACATGGGTAAAACGTTTGTCATCACGGAAATGCCCATCGTTCAGGCTGATAACTGGGCTATGCGTGCCCTGTTTGCTATTGCAAATGGTGGTATTGACATTGGTGATATCAAACCCGAAATGGGGATGCTTGGCATGGCTCAAGTTGCGATTAAAGCACTGTCGGGCATTCGGGCAGATGTCGGCATTCCTCTACTGGATGAGTTGCTAGAGTGTGTCCAAATCGTCCCGTCAGGGGGCAATGCTCGCAGTATCGAATTTAACTCTGATATCAGTGATATCAAAACCATGTTCACTCTGCGAAAAGAGGCTCTTGCAATCCACATCGATTTTTTAACACAAGGCGGTGGCTCAGATTAGAAAAGTTGAAAGCTGGGCTGCCACTGAAAGACGGTGTACTTGCTGAAACTGTGAACGTCTCCAGCGTTGTGTATCAGGTTATCTCGGCAGGTAATAAAGGGTATGCAACGCTGCATGAGCTTTCAACGATATACAGCCTTGAAGATGCGTTGAACCTGATTGAAGTACATCAGGTGAGCGAATACAACAAACGTCTAATAGAAGAAATCGCAAATGGCAACTCTAATTGATACTTTACTTGTCTCATTGAAATTGGATGGTAGCAGCTTTGATAGTGACTCAAGCAAGGCGATCAAATCCAATGATAAATTAGCCAAATCCGCCGATAATGTTAGCAAATCTTCCGATAGTGCATCCGGTGCAATGGGTGGGTTTTCAGAGAGCCTGAAACGTGCAACTAAAAAATCCGATGATTTTAGTCAATCCATCAACAATGGCATTAAAGCATTAACAGGTTTATTTTCTGCAATATTCGTTTCTACTGGCTTAACTAAGCTGGTTAACGATGTTTCACGGTCTAACGATCAGCTTAATTTTCTGAGTAAAAATCTCGGAATGAGCGCGGATACCATCAAAAAGTGGCAGAACGTCGCGGAAATGTCAGGCGGTAGTGCTGATGGCATGGCGGCCAGCATGACAAGTCTCAGTAAGTCATTGTGGGATTTAGTGACAATGGGAGATGCATCTATTCTGCCATATTTCAATGCGCTTGGTGTCGGTGTAGTCGATGCATCAGGTAAGATACGCAATCTTGATGATATTCTTATTGATGTTGCTGATAGTCTGTCGAAGTTGGAAAGGCCACAGGCATATAACATTGCAAAAAACATGGGCTTTGATGAAGGAACAATTAACACATTACTGCAAGGGCGTGACGCAATCCAGAAGAGACTTGATGCACAAAAAAATCTTGTTATCTCCACGAAAGAAGAATTGGAACTAAACCGCAAGCTACGGGAACAAAACTCAATACTTGGTCAACAATGGGAGGGATTAAAAACCATTGTAGCCAATTACTTGATCCCGCATTTGCTCACTCTCTCAGTAAAAGTGACAGGTTTTTTTGAATATCTGAATAAACACAGGGATACGGCACTCAACATATTCAAAACGCTGTCGGTTTTCTTGGCTGCAACATTAATCCCCGTCCTGTGGCGTGTTGGTACAGTGATGCTTGCGGCTTTTGCTCCTCTATTTGGCACAACAGGTTTGCTCCTCGCTCTTGCTGCTGCGTTCCTGTTGCTTTATGACGATTACCAGACCTGGACGAAGGGTGGAAAGTCACTTTTCGATTGGTCTGCGTGGTCTGAAACCATAGAAATGGTTCTTGGGTGGCTTAAGCAATTAGGAGAATGGTTCAAAAGCTTTCCATTGTCTAATTGGTTTAAGAATACAAATGGTGAGATAGATATGCTGAAAGTGGCATTTGCTGGTTTTGCTACATATTTGGGGACTAAATGGCTGAAAAGCATTTTAGGCACTTTTGGTAAAGTATCTAAGGCTGCAAAAAATATAAAAATGCCAGGCGGGGAAGGTGGAAAATTAGGTGTAGCAGGAAGGGCCGGACTCCTTGGTGTGGCAGCTGCTGCGGCATATGAGAGTGAGGGGTATATAGATTCCGCTCTCAATTGGGCATTTGGTAAATATGATTGGTTTCAGCGTGGAAGAACCGCTCAGACATTTTCTGATTTTGGTTCTGCCTTACTAGGTGAAGGGGATGCCAAATGGGTTGGTGGTAAGTGGGTTGATAATAGGTACAAGAAAACAGGTACTCAGATTACCGAAACGACCTTAGATATTCCTACGGGCGATCCTGAAATTGACAAGTTAAAAGCCAGAGTTCAGCGTGGCGAAATGACTCTTGATGAGGCTAATGCTGCAATAAGTGGTTTTGTTAACGGATTAGGTGAGATCGCTCAAGGTGTTACTAGCTCTTTAAATTCTGCATCATCCGTTGAGGTTCCCCATCAAAATAAGCGAGTTTATACCACTGCTAACGGTCAATATATTAAAGAGAGTGGTGATCGAGCCTGGAGGAATAATAATCCCGGCAATATCATTGATGGGCCATTTGCTAAAAAGATGGGAGCTATTGGTCATGACAAAGAAGCGGCAGGGCATGTTATGGCTATTTTCCCTGATTGGGAAACGGGTGAGAGAGCACGCCGTGAGCTTATGTTTGAGAAGTTTAAAAATATGAAATTGTCTGATGCTATTTCCGATAGGTATGCGCCAGAGTTTAACCATAATGGAGAGCGGATAAATGATACACCAACGTATGTTAAAAACGTTTTAGCTGCTGTAGGCGGAGACGATAAACTATTGTCCCAATACAGTGACGAACAGAAAAAACGCATTATGGATGCGATGGGAAGGACTGAGGGACACAATGCAGGCAAACTAACTCACATCCCAAAAAATCCAACCCTCGTCCCAAATTTTAATATGGGCGCAAATCAATTTCTTGCTCAAACCAACAAGATAGGTGCTCAGCCTGTATCTAACGTGAATAATGTTAAGGTGGATCTGAACGGTGATATTAACGTTCAGACGACTGCAAGCACGATTACTGGCACAGTATCAGAAGCAAGCCAGGCAGCCAGAGAGTATCTATCCCAAATAATACCGTCAATGGGGTGATTATGTTTGGAATACCGGAGATACCGAATTGGAAAGGTATACCTGATGCCGCGCTGGACGCTGGTATTAGTCTCGGTGGGGCTGCGTTGATTAACACTTTATTTGGCAATTATTGGGGGATCTTCAATCAATATGGAGTCCCCCTTTTACTTGCTGACAACGTAATATCGCTGCAATACCAAAATCAGTTCAGAGTTATGAGTGCGCCGATAGAAAACGGCTCATTTGCCAGTTACAACAAAGTCAGTGATCCGTACAAAGTCACAGTTCAGTTAAGTAAAGGTAGTGGTGGAACGTTGGAGCGCGGTGCTTTTCTGTCTCAGATTGAAATTTTGGCAAAAAGTACGCTGAAATTTCATGTTGTCACACCTGAATTTGTCTATACCAACGCGGCTATTGTTGGTTATGACATGGCGAGAGAGGCAAAAGATGGGGCGACGCTCATTAAAGTTAACCTGCATCTCGAAGAAATTAGAGAGATTAAGGTTAAATATGATGAAGAAAAGGTCAAGAATCCCGAAGATACCAAGAAAAAAGATACAGGCGATCAGACTCAGAAAGTGGAGTCTCAAGTACAGAAAGCTCCTGATAACCGTTCAGAACTCCAAAAGATCAAGGAAGATGGGGTAGCTAAATGGGCTACAGACTGGGGAGCCAAGTTTTTCGATGAGGGTGTAAAGATGGCTAATCAATGGATTAATGGAGGGTTACCGCAATGATTGTCGAGATTGCATTATCGCCGCTCCCCAATCAAACAACCTCATTTTCCATTAATGGGGACTTAATTGATTTAACTCTAGAGTCTAGATTGGGGAAGATTTTCGCCACGGTACAGAAAAATGGGGAATATCTGGTCTGCAATCGTATTTGTCGAAATCTTTCTTATCTCTGCCGATGGCTGGTATTTGTGGATATTGAGGGTAACTCAGATCCTGAATATTCCGGTCTCGGTTCCCGCTATAAATTGGTATGGAATGATGAAATTTAATCGCAAGGTAATCAGGATAACACTAACATTATCGGGTAAAAACGAATCATTCATCTCAGATAACAAAAACAAACTCTCAGCAACTGGATTAAGAATTAATGCCGAAATCAACTACGGCAATGGTGCTATTGCTCCTCATGCTCGCATCAAGGCTTATGGTTTGCCGATGGAGACAATGGAAAAGCTATTACGCATCAAATGGAACGATATAAAGGCACTGCGCAATAACGTGGCAATTGAAACGGGCGAGCAGGGAGAGGAGTTATCACAGGCGTTTAAGGGCGGCATCACATTTGCTTATCCCGATTTCGGTGATGCGCCAAATGTTGCACTTGTGATTGAAGCTCAGACGGCTGTTTTGGAAAAGATGACGCCAACGTATGCTGAGAGTTATGAGGGCGAACATGATGTTGTTAATATCATGGGTAACATCTGTAAACGTATGGGATATTCGTTAGAATCTAATGGTGTCAGTGAAAAACTATCTAATGTGTATCTGTGCAATACGGATATAGAAAAAGTTAAGTGGTTGGCAGAAGCTGCAAACCTGAGATTATACATCGAAAGTAATACAATCAGTGTGACTAAGAAAGGCCAGTCCAGGACATTGAAAATTCCCGTTATTTCACCTGAAACAGGATTAATCAGTTATCCGTCCCCCACAATGATCGGCGTTCAATTTAAATGTTTTTACGACCCTCTAGTAAGGTTTGGGGGCATTGTTCGCATTACTGGCAGTCAGATATCTATCTGTAATGGTGACTGGCTGGTCTATGGCATCAGGACGATTTTGGAGACAGAGCAAGACTCCGCTCAGTGGTTCATGGAAGTTGCAGCCAGCCGGAGGGGTGATAACTATGCCGCAATCAAGAAATGAAGAACAAATATCACTATATGACCCACAGGTAACAGCAGGCGGAGCCATGACCCAAGAGGCCATTATTTGGTCGCTCATTGGTCGGATAGGTACGGTAACGATATGCAGGGTGATCAAAGTAAAAAATGGTGGGGTGAATCCTGTTGGGTATGTCGATATTCTGCCTTTGGTGCTACAAGTAGACGGGGCAGGAAATACATACGATAACGCCACTGTCTATAACGTGCCCTATTTCCGGTATCAAGGCGGCAAGAACGCGGTCATTCTTGATCCAAAGGTGGATGACTTGGGTTTCTGCTTTACTGCCAGTCGGGATATCTCCAAAGTGAAGCGAGTAAAAGGTTCCGCGCCCCCAGGGAGCAAGCGTAAATACGATATGTCAGATAGCCTGTACATTGGCGGTCTGTTGAATGGCGCACCGAGCCAATATGTTCATTTCCTTGATAGCGGGATTGATGTGGTATCCACGGGGGTGGTGAATATCAAAGGCACAAAGATAGTCCTGGATGCACCTGTAGAGGCAACCAGCACCATTCAGGCCAGGAGTGATATCACTGATAATACAACCTCCAATTCTCAGTCTATGGCAGGCATGAGATCGCTCTATAACAGCCATACACACCACGAGAACGGACAAGGCTCAAATACCAGCCCACCTAACCAAAAGGCTTAACTATGCGGACATTATTTTTAATGCCTGCCACATGGGATTTAACTCTCGATGCGGCGGGGAATCTTGCTATTGCCTCAGATCAGTACGCCAGAGCGCAGTCAGTAGCTAATAAGTGCTGTGTGTTCCTGAGTGATATGTATTACTCGCAAGATGAGGGAATCCCTTACCTGGAGCAGATACTTGGTAAAAATCGTTACTCCCTGGCAATGTACAGAAAATATCTTGAGGATGCTGCAATGTCCGTTGATGGGGTTATTTCTGCAAAGGCGGAACTCAGCACCGCTAATGACCGGGTAGTGAAAGGCAGGATCATATTCATTGATATTGACGGGAGAAAAGGGGTAATAGAATTATGATCCCTGCATTAAGAATCACGCAGAAAGGCATATTAACGCCTTCAACCCAGGAAGTGATAGATGGTTTGTGGCAACTAATGCAGGAATGTTTTGGTGATAAAATCAACAAATCAATGGATACGCCACAGGGACAGCTAGTAACAACGCTAACGGCAATTATCACAGATGAGCGTAACTATCTTGTTAATCTTTTGAACGGTTTTGATCCGCGATATGCTGACGGCATGATGCAAGATGCTTTGGCTTATATCTATTTTCTCCAGCGTCATCAAGCAACTAAATCAGTTGCCGAAATTACGATTAACGGGCTGGCAAATACCGTTATTCCGGTCGGTTTTCAAGTAGCTGATGACTCAGGGAAAACATGGAGTACCCAGACTGAGGCGGCTATTGGTGATGACGGACTGGCAACTATCAATGTTTACTGCGATACCATAGGGCGAAATAGCGCATCAACGGGAGCCATTAACCGCATTGTCAAAAACATCAATGGGGTGGATTCGGTCATCAATAACGCTGCGGCTATTGTTGGCAGGGACGAGGAATCACGACAGGAGTTCGAACTGAGGCGACAAGAGTCTGTTGCAGTTAATGCCAAAAATACCAATGCGGCTACATATGGTGCGGTTTCCAATATCAAAGATGTGATCGACTGCTATGTTATCGACAACCCTTCCGATAAAACTGTCAGCGTGGGTGCAACAAGCTACCAACTGTTCAGGAACTCAATAGCCGTTTCTGTGGTGGGTGGTGATGATAATGAAATAGCCAAGCGGATTTTCATTAAAGCGGGAACGGGATGCTCATTTGTCGGGAATACATCCGTGAAGTATGAGGATAAAGTTAACTTTCCATATATGCCACCAACCTATGACATTAGGTTCATCAGGCCAAACCATATCCCGATTGAGTTTATTGTCACATTCGAGGATAAGCTCAGGCTGACGCATCAGGATAAGGAAGCCATCCGCAAGGCGGTTATTAATGAATTCGAGACAGGCAAAGGAAAAGGCCGGATAGCCAAGAAATTGATCGCCAGTGACTACATTTGCGCGGTGGCTCAGGCGACGAGGGAGCGACTTATTTTAATACAAATCGCGCGGAAGAAAGGTCAATCAGCTAACTATCTGGATTTCGGTATTGATGAGTTTCCGGTTCTGTCCGTCGATGACATAAGGATAGAATAATGAACGATATCAGCGAAACATTACTCAGCCAATATGCCAATAGCCCCATTATTTACTCCATCCTCAACGCCACTAACGAATCCATTGACCCCAGAGCTAATACTGATGAATTCTATCAAATGGCGGTCAACGTTCTGACGGCAAGGGGGTTCGGGCTGGATATATGGGGGCGAATAGTCGGCATTGGACGAGATTTATCGATACCCGATCCGAATATTGATTATTTCGGGTTTCAGGAAACAAAGAAATACACTCCGTTTGACCAGTCACCATTTTATAGTGGCGGGGCAGAATCATCTTATATGATGGATGACTCTACATTCAGAGATGTTATTTTAATGAAAGCGTATTCAAATATTTTGTACGCAACGGCACATCATATTAATAGGTTTTTATCAAGCTGCTTTATTCGAGGCAGGGCGTATTATTTAATAACCGGACATATGACGGCGCGCTATGTTTTTGAATATCGACTATCTGAATTAGAAAAGAATTTAATTTACAATCGAAAAATATTACCTAGACCATCTGGAGTTCAAATTAGTATAATTGAATTACCCCTCGGTGAATTTTTCGGATTTTTTGGCACTGGATTTCAACCATTCGATCAGGCACCATTTGCACAATAAGGTGAGTAATGAAAAACCCAAATTTAATACCCAGACCGTTTGCTCAGAACGGACAAAAGGACGAGATACCCGCAGACTACAAATCAGATTTACCCAGCCAAAAGGCGACATGGAATACTGGATTCCCTCAAGTCACAATGATGCCCGTTACGGCTGGCGGATTACCACCCAGTGGTAAAGACTTTAACGGGATATTTAACCAAATCTCCGATAATATTGTTCATTTATCAAAAGGCGGGAAATATAAGTTCTCTCTGGAGTACGCTAATTCTATTGGTGGATATCCCAAAGGGGCAATATTACAATCAGATGATGAGACGAAAGAATTTCAGAGTTTGGTTGATAATAACAAAATTAATTTTAACACTGAGTCGGCAGATAAAATTAACTCGGCGTGGAAATTAGTTAGCACAAGTGATTTGCTTGATGAGTTAAATAAAAAACTCAATAAATTTGATGTGGTTCAGTCTGTCGGTAGCGGCACATCACAGGTGATGAGTCAGAAATCCGTCACTGATGCCCTAAACACAAAACAAGACAAAGGAGACTATGCAACTAATTCAGCGCTGAAGACTGTCAATGATAATGCCAATAGCCGCCTGGCAAAATCCCAAAACGGCGCCGACATTCCTGATAAAAATGCCTTTGTGAAAAACCTCGGATTATCTGAGACGGTGAATAAGGCGAATAATGCTGTACCGAGCAGCCGGAAAATTAACGGTAAGGCGCTGAGTGGGGATATCGGTTTGAGTGCCGGGGATGTGGGGGCTATTAGTGTAAATCCACTAAGCACGCTGACAGAATCAAAAAAATTCCAAGATTTTTTGTCATCGGGTTTTGTGCTTGTGAACGTGCCCAACACAGCCACAGTTTCAGATTTTCCTTTTCCCACCAGGGTGTACGGTTTTGGAATACTAGAAGTGCGGAGCTCCGGGGTTGTAATTTATCAAAAGTACGCATCGCACCACGGTGAAATCGCGCTCAGGCAATCGTGGAATTCTGGAAAAACATGGATCGGCTGGGATATTGTCTATTCAAGTGCAATATTGCCGCCAGAGCAGCACCCAGTTGGCGCACCTATTCCATATCCTCACCGCTACACCCCCGCTGGCTATCTCACATGCAACGGTCAGACATTCAATAAATCTTTATACCCGAAGTTAGCAGAAGCTTATCCAGACGGCAGAGTGCCCGATTTAAGAGGCGAGTTTATCCGGGGATGGGATGATAGCCGTGGTGTTGATCCGGGGCGGGTGTGTGGAAGCTGGCAAGCTGACAGTACAAAAAGAATACAGCTCGCTACGGGTAACGCCGATAGTCGTTATATGGTCCCAAATCAAGGACCGCAGAACGGCTACATTTACCCGCTCGGCAGGGATGTGAAAGGTGGAGCCACTGATACATCAATTGCTAATAATACAGGCGGCAACGAAACCCGTCCCCGCAACATCGCATTTAACTACATAGTGAGAGCAGCATAATGACTGAACAGAAATACTCTTTAGAACATGAAACAGCCGTATTGGGTAAAGATGGTTTAGCAATTCAAGCCGGCTGGATAAAGGTTTATCACTCGAATCAAATTACACGAGAATTCACAAACTCTGATATTGAGTATGTCATGCTCGGTGTCAGTTTATCGGCTGGGGCCTATCCTGACGCGCCAAAGCTTCCCGGTTCTCCTGACGAGGCTGTCTGCCGCAGTATTGATGGCAAGTGTTGGGAAATCCTTCCTGACTATCGCGGAAAAATCGCTTACGATACGTTAACGAGAGAACCGATTGAAATTACTGAAATCGGTGAATTGCCGGATACACTGACCTTCAAGCAACCCCCCACTGATTTCGACAAATGGGACGGCAAAGACTGGGTAGTTGATAAAGACTTACTCAAGTCTCATCAAATCAACGAAGCAAAACAGAAGCAAGCAGCACTGTTACAACAAGCAAATGAAACACTCTCATTGCTACAAGACTCTGTTGACTTAGAAGTCGCTACAGACGCAGAGAAAGCCGCTTTGCTTGAGTGGAAAAAGTACAGAGTATTGCTGACTCGTGTAGATGTTAATCAAGCGCCTGATGTTGAGTGGCCGCCTGTACCTAAATAATAAATAAGAACAGGGCCGTTTGGCCCTTTTCGGAAACTTGAGGAATTGGGCAGGATTTTTTTTGGTAAAATAGGGTTATCAAAACTAGAATAATATTCTGAAAAACCATTGGGTTATATGAGGCTTATTTATAGTTATTTTTAGTTTCAAATTACTTAAAAGTTATTAATATTCAATTTATTATGTTATTTTCGACAATCTAATGTTGCGTCACATGGGTTGGACAGAAGCCGCCGATCTGATTGTTAAAGGTATGGAAGGCGCGATTGCTGCGAAGACTGTGACTTATGATTTCGAACGTCTGATGGAAGGCGCCAAATTACTGAAATGTAGCGAATTTGGTGACGCGATTATTCAGCATATGTAA